AGCACCGTCTTGGCGGCTAAAGCACCAGTGTCTGGGGTAGTCTCGGTGCCGGACACGCCCTCACCCGGCGTGGTCAGCGGATCCGGTTTTGAAGTGTCTTCGGGTTTGGCGGTGGCATCGGCCGCCGCCTTCTTGACGTTGATGTTCGACTGGTAGCCGGACATGTCGACCGGCGCCGTGTTTTTCAGCGTCTTCTCGGCTTCTTCCAGCGTCGCATAGCCCGACGTGTCAGGAGGAGGATTGTAGTAGTTGCCGCCGCCGCCGCCCTTGCCGCCCATGACTGCTCCTACCTGCTTATGCTGATATTGCCGAGAGTGTTGTTTTTCGCTTTCGGTTGGCTCAGCCAATGTGCCGGCGGCGGCAACAAGGTCGACGCCAACTTGTCGCCGGTGGTGATCGGTATCGGACCGATCGGGCCGCCGGCCGAGATCGCCGGGCCGAGCGGCGCAACTGGCGCCGGCGAAGCAGCTGGTGCTGCCACCGGCGGCGCGACCGGCGCCGGCGGTGCCATATACGTCGGTTTCATCGGCAGGTTCAGTGGCGCCTCTGGTGCTGGCGCTGGTTCCGGCACTGCCGTCCAGCCTGGCTCACCCGCTCCCCAGTGGTAGTTACCGCCTATGTCAGTCCATGGCATGGTTACACCTGTCCGGTTGTCTGCATGCTGCCGGAGCCGTTGAGGCCCGGAGTTTTCAATTGGTCGGTCCACATCGCCGGCGCCATGACCGTCTGCGCCAGTTTGCTGCCGGTGTCTTGCGTGGTGGTAATTTTGCCGTCGGTGGCCTGGCCCGGCGAGATCGGCTCGCCGATCGGCCCCTGCGCCTGTGGCGCCATCGCCGCGGCCGGTGTCGGCGCAACTTCTGGCTCAGGCGCGGTCATGGCCACGGGTTCGGCTTCGGCCGCCGCCGCTGCCGCGGCCGGCGCCGGCTGCTCTTTGTCCCAGCCCCAGCCGTTCTGTCTTGCCAGCGGCCCCCAGGTGATCGCGTCACCGCCGGGAGGTGCGCCGCCTGAACCTTTACCGCCCATCACAGTGCCTTTCGAAAAATCATGCCGATCGGCTCGGCGCCGAAGTGCCGGCCGACCATGTTCATCAACGAGTTCTGCTCTTTCATGCCGGAGCAGATTGGGAAATTCATCACCTTGCAGCCGTCGGCGCGGGCCATGTCGATCGCCATGCCGACCAGCCGGCGGCCCAAATCAGTGCGATGATATTTCGGGCTGGTGTAGGTTTCGTCCATCACCGCCATCGGATCGGAGAACACGCCGTACACATGGTAGGAACAGATCCCGACCAGCTTGTTGTCGTCGCGGGTATCCAGCGCGATGGCATACATCGCGAACGGACTGCCGAGTGCGTGGGCTAGATAGATCCGGGTGCGTTCATGGTGGAAATTCAGATAGCGCGTCCAAATCGACCGCGCGAAAAATTGACCGAGAAAGTCGGCGATCATCGTCGCGTCAGCTGTGTCGGCCACCCGGATATTAATGTGCGGTGTGCGCACAGTCCGCCTGGGCCGCTTCAGCTCGGTTACCGCCATATTCATCCGCCAGCCACCTATACGAAACGAAGTCTTCGCCTTCAGTGCCGTAGCCGGACAACACGCCTTCGGCCTTGGCGCCAATAAGAGTCATGAACCGCCGCACGTCATCGCGCCGCAGAAGTGCCGCCGCCTCGACGCGGTGGATCCCTAAATCAATTAACAGCGGCAGCACGAAATTGCGGATCTGCCGCACCATTGGTAGCACGGCGCGGCCCCAATCGTCAGTGCCGAAGGCGAATCCAGCGCAGACGCCCTGGCGCTTCTGGATTGCGCCCCACACCGAGATCGGGCCGTGGTCGAGGCTCCAGGCGCAGAACGCAAACATCTTGAACCGCATCAACTGCGCAGCCAGTCGCTCGATATCGGTGCCGGCCGCGGTCATCTCCGCAGCGTCGTCCTCGCGCAGGCGCCACAACACGTCCTGAACCATGCTGCGATCGGCGACGGCGATGTTGATCATCCCGCCTCTCCGGTCTGGTAATGCACCACCATGTTCGACAAGGTCTGCGGCCCAAGCTCCTGCGAGCGCAGCCGCATCGACATATGCGTTGAACGTCCGTGGATCTCGATCTTGCCCTGCATAAAAGTGGGTCCGTTGAACTCGCCGACGTAGTCCTCGACCTCAGGATCCTCGATGTTGAATGCCACCGACACCTGCCAGGGGATGCCGGTGCAGGCGGCATCCAGTCCGGTGAAGGTCTTGGCCGTGGCCGCGCCCTCGCCAGCGTGGAACGGAAACACCAGCTCGACCGGGCAGTCGTCGTAGACAGGTCCGATGTCGGAGATGCCGCCGTAGGCATAGACTTTGTTTTGATCGTCGCGCACCACCACCCGGTTCTGGTGCAGGCAGGCGGCGGTGATGACAAAGCCGGCGTCGTACTCGCTCCAGGCGGTGATCTTCGGTCCGGGGAACGCCGACAGCACATAGATCTTCGACGTCATCGGCGCGTCGTCGTCGGCCTTGGTGCCGGCCATGATGATCCAAAATCTTCCGGTGACCGGCTGCAACAGTGCGATCGTGCCGCTCATCCAGTCCGGCCCCATGGCCCGGAACAGATCCTGGAGCAGCGGATCCAAGGGCGAGCCGATATCGGACACCGCCGCGGCCAGCGAGCTGTTGCGAGCGCGCAAGCTGCGGATGCCGGACTGCGACAGGTACATCACGTCGCCGGAGCCGTATTGCATGACGCTGCGCCAGGCGGTGGTGCCGGCCTGGCGCAAGGTCTGCACGTATGTGTTCTTGGTGAAGTCCGGGTCCATGATCCAGAGCTGCACCGCGGTGCTGCTGAAGATCGCCAGCTTGTCGTAGTAGACCTCCAGCGCCACGCTGTCGGTCATGTCGCTGTCGCCCATCGACAGGTCGATGAAGTTGGTCGGATCCGGCGGTGCCATGCCGGACCAGTCGCCGGCGTTGCCGATCGCCGAGAAGTACAAGATCGATCCCTCGACCGTGTACATCTTGTTCTTGTAGGTGCGGCAGTAAAAACCGCGCGCCAGCGGCAGATCGAGGCCGTCGTAGTAGCGGCCGACATTGCCGGCAGCGTCCTTCCACAGGATCACAAACACCTTGTTGTCGAACAGATCGTAGTCGACGACCTCGTAGATCGTGGTGGTCTGCTGGCCCAACACGCCGATCGACCAGGTGCCGGCTGGCGGCTCGACCTTGTAGGGGCCGTTTGGCCCGAAGGCGTAGAGCTTCTGGTTGACCTCGACCAGGCCGCGGCTGGCTGGGTCGACGTTCCAGAACGGCACGAAGGCCATCCGCTTCTCGATCTCGCCGCCTGGCGTGACGTGAGCGTTGACCATGCTGCGCAGCGTCCCCGCGGGCGCGGTCAGCTCAGACCTGCGTAGATCCAACCCGGCGGCGAAGTCGGTGATTGTGAAGTACGGCAACTACGCCCTCCATCAGCCGGGCATGTAGTCGATGTAGGGAACGCTGCGGCTGTGCTTGTCGGGGTCATTGCCGCCGCGATAGCTGCCGCCCATGTTGTAGTTGATGCGCTTGTCGGCGCCCTGGTCGGCCAGGATCCGCCGCAGCGCATTCTGCGCCTTGGTCAGCTTCATTGGCGCAGCTTCCGACTTCTGCACCGCCAGGATCTCAGCGGCGGCAAACAGCACGATCACCTTGGAATCGAGGATGCAGCTGTCGGTCGGCGCAATGAGCGGCGACAGCGGCGCCTGGCCTTCGAACCGCAGCATGTAGCTGAGCGTCGGATGCTGGACGTTGTCTTCCGGCACCGGCAGCACCTGGAACTGGCCGACCGGGTTGGTGACCGGAGTAGGGCCGGTGACATCGACCGAGGCGACATTGCTCCAGCGCATCGGCTTGCCGAACTTGGTCGGGCCGAGATGCATCATGAACGACTTGATGCCGTAGACCAGCGGCTCCCAAGCAGACGCCGCGGTGATCTTGCTAGGGTCGCCAGTATCGCCGCGGGTCACCTGCGAGATGTAAACCCGCACGATTTGATCGAACGCCATTTCCTTTGGATAGGAGTAAACCGACTGACCGCCGACCAGTGGCACGTCGGTCCAAATTTTCAAGTGCTGCCAATTATAGGCGTCCCACAGCTCGCGCTGCTGGCGCGCCAGGATGATGTCGATCGTGTCCTGGGCCTGCACCCCCTGCTGGGGATTGAGCGACGTGCCGGTTTCAGCCCGCAACTCACGGCGCAGCTCCAGTAGGGTTACTCCAAGCGGCACTAGCTCGCTTCCTTATGCTCCGGCTGCGGGGGTGGCGGCGTGCGACGACCGCGCGGCGACGGCTTGAAGATCGGCTCAAGCTGGGTCTTGGCCTTGGCGACCTCGTCCTCGCCGTCGTCATCGTCCTCGTCGTCGCCATTGCCGTTGGCGATCGCTTTCGCCTTCAGGTCGGGCATGCTGTCCATGTGATATGGCAGCGCCGTATCCTCGGTCATCATATAATCCATACGAAATGCCCGCCCAGGAAAACAAGCTTCGACGACCTTGTAGCCGTAGATGCTCATCAGCCGGTTCTTCTCTTCGGTCGGCCACACCTGGCCGAGACTGACCGGCATGATGTCCATGACGTTCTCGTCGCCGTGCAGCGCCTGCAACACTTGGACCTCCGGCCAGGTCACCGGGTTATGCTCGCCGTAAATCACCGTGTGGCAATTCTGGCCAGCCAGGTTGACCTTGCAGGTGCAGTACTGGATTTGTTTGCTCATGTTGGTTCCTTGTTGAATGATCGGGACGCGCAAGCGCAAATCTTGCGGAAATCGCTCACGCGCCCCAACCGCTCCGATCAGGCGATATCCATAACGACAGCGCCGTTGAGGCGCCGCGCACAGAGCTGCCCGGTCGAAGTGAGCGCGCGATAGATCACATACTTGTCTGGCGCCCGCTCCGGCGAATGCTGGTGGCGCCACTCGTCTTGCATGGCGACCAGGAAGATGTCGCGGCTATCGAACCAATAACAACGCTTGGACTTGCCGAGCGCGTCCAAAGTCGGATCGTATTCGAAGTCGGTGCCCATGTAGGAGATCTGCCCGACCGAGATATCCTTGCCGGCCGAGAAACCCTGCATGGAGTAGTTGCCGTTGGCGCGCAGCTCGCTCTCCAGAGCGCCGAGCCAGTCACTTCCACAGAATCCTGTGTTGGGCTTGGCACCGAACTTGGTGAGCTGGCGGTATTCCGATTGCAGCTTGGTGATCAGCGCGCCGCCGTTGGAAGCATTGGAGGTGAGCGGACCGCCACCCCAGGCCGCCAGCGCCGGGGTGCCGGTGACGGCCGTGCCCATTGCCGAGGTATAGGCGCGGTTTCTCCACCATGGCTTCTGCGCCCGGTTGATGCCGGCGACGATACCTGTCGTCGGATCGTCGGTGACCAGGGCCGCCATGCCGGCGAGAGCCTTGGGATCGGCCGCGCCGTTGGTCCACAGCAAGTTATTCATGCCGCGGGCGTATTGCTCGCTGACGTCTTGCAGGGCGTCGGCCAGCAAGCCGACCAGGACGGTGTCGTCGCGACCGGAATGCTCGCTGACGTCGTCCATATCACCGCTGTCGTTCACGGTAATACCATCGGTCTTCAGCTCACTATGCGTGAGCATGATACCCAGATGATGCTCCTTCCACGGGAACACTGCTTGGGTCAGGTTAGCTGGGGTATAATAGGTTACCGTGTCGGCCAGCTCATAGCCTTTGAGCTGATCGTCGGTGCCAGGCGCGGCGGTGTTGCCGAAATCGCCCTTGACCGAAACGATGATATTGCCCTTGCCGCCGGGGAAGGTCTTCTTCTTCGATTCCATCATCGCCAGCAGCGGCTTCTCGGCGATCGCCTCTTGAAATGCAGTCCCCTTGTTCATCCACCAGTCGAGAGCGGCGGTCGTAATGTGCGCAAGCAGCGGTGCAGTGTAGACGGGCATGGCAGCCTCTCATCAATTAGAGGCGTGGCGCTCCTTCGCGAGCAAATCGGACTGCTTCCAACAGCGTTTTTGCTTCGGGCGCCGCACCTGCGGTTCTTCCGGTGCTGCTCGGAACGCGCGACGTGGCTTGGCGCTGGGGGCCGGCCCAAAGCTTGTACTGCTCGTTGACGCGACGATACGCCTCTTGAGCAAGTTGGACGCCATTCTCAGGCGACCGCGGTGGACCGTATTCCTTCGCTAAGGCCAGCATCGTGGACTGAACAGCGGGTTTTTTCGCCGCATAGCGGGGGTCCGATCCAATAACATTCGCTTCCCAGAGATTGACGGCTACCGCCACCTGATCTGCCAAAACTTTCTGCGATGACAACTGCTGGTGCTGTTGCAACGCCGCCTGTTGACGGGTCGCGTTGGTCTGCGCCATCGCCCGGTCCATGCGCTCTCGCGAGTACATGGCCGCGGCTTGCGTCGTCATCTGACCCTGCTGGACCTGCTGTTGCAGATCCGGCGGCAGCGAGATGCCGAGGTACTCCTCGCACAGCTTCATGTAGGGCGAGCAGCCCGCATGAAACCGAGCGAAGTCACCACGGCGCATCGCCGCCATCAGGTCCAGGCCGAAGGTAAAATCATCCTGACCAATGTCGTGGTCACGAAGATACTGCTCTACCTTGGCCGCCATGGTCGCGCCCGGCGTCAGGCGCTGAACCTCGTTCGCCAATTTCTGGCGCTGCGCGTTCAGCTTCTTGAAGCGTCGGGTCGCGGTCTTGGAATATTTGGCTAGTTCTTCAGGTGTCGCTTCGTCCGGCAACTCCGGTTCGCTATCGCGATCGGGCTTCCTTGCGACTCGGGTTGGCGACTCCCCTGTACCGTCAGCATCTCCATCGTCGTCCGGGCGCAGCTCGCGCACTGCACTCCGAACGCCATCTAGAAGACTACTTCCGGGACCGCCGGCATCTGGTGTACCTGGCGAAGGTACATTATCGACGGACGAGTCTGCCGCGGTGGGCAGATTCTTGTCGTCTTCAGCCATAATCTGAGTTCTCCCCGGCGCCGCGCGGGCGCCTGTTGTTGAGCTTTACGTCAAATCACTCGCTTTGTCATCAAGCTGGCATCCCCGGCATCTTGACTTGCTGCGGCATCGGATGCGGCCGCCCTGGCGGCGCGCCGGCGAGCGTGGTCTGCGCGTCCGGCGCCGACGGTGGCGGGGCACCACCAGCGCCACCATCCGGCGCATTGACGGCGCCCTGCGGACCCATGGCCGCGCCGGCGCCAGCACCGGCACCAGGCGCGGTTGGGCCGGCGCCGCCAGACATAGCACCGTTCATCGCAACGATGCTCGGCAACGCGGACTTAAATGCTTCGGTCAGATCGAGCCGGTCGTCCAGCCTTCGCAACGTTTCCTTGGCCAGGAACTCCGGGTCGATGCCGGGCAGCTGTATGAGCAGCGGCATCAGTCGCTGGGCGTTGGCGATCTCTTGCGCCTGGTTCGGCCGGCCCATGCTGCCGGCCTCGATCTCCAGCAAGATCTCGTTGGCGATGTCCTGGGCGATCGGCTCGGCCGGCCACACGGCGCCGGGGCCGACGATCTTTTTGACGCGCTCCTGGCTCATCTCACGCAGCATGATCTGGCCGCCGTTGCGGGCGAGCTGGGTCAGGATATCGTTGAGGTCGTCGATGTTGGACCCCATCGATGTCATGCGCGAGCCTTCGGCAATCTGCGCCTGGGTGGCGGTGGTATTCGAAGTGCCGCCGAGATTGGCCTCCTGGATGCCGGTGGTTCGCAAAATATCTTCGTACACCGGATTCACTTCATACAAGTTCGGATCGATGCCAGGACCAGCGTAAGGTTGCAGTAGCTGCTTGATATCTTGGTTTGGCTGGAGCGCGTTCAGCTCGATCACCGCGTTCGGTTCGCGATTGGTGACCTTCTCAAGATCTTCTTCGTCGAGCGACCCCGCAACCACGCCGATAAACGGGCGCCCGGCGATGCGCTGTTCTTTCAAGCCTTCGCGGCAGCGATTGTATTCGAGCTGCATGTCGCGCATCAGCCTGACGTCGCTCGGCGGATACAGCTCGTCCTCGTCTTCGACTGAATTAAAGATCAAGCCGTACCAAGGATAGAACCGCTCGTTGTAGATCTCCGGGCTGGATGGCTCGCGCAAGAACTCGGTGTAGCCGTCGCAGACTGTGTAAACCAAGCCGTCCTTGCGGTTGTAGATCTCCCAGACGATGGCGTTCGGCTCGCCGCGGGTCTTGCCCTTGTTGTTGTTCGACCAATCGCTTGCCTTGCTGGTGTCGACGTCGCTGTCGTCGGAGCCATACTCGTTGCAGTTTCCTCTAACATCGACGTTGTAGATCTCCTCGATCTCGTCCATCGATAGTAAATATTCCTCGGCCACCCAGTCGGCCGCCACCCAGTTCTTGATGTCGACGCACTTGATGTCGGGGATGATCCGGGTCGACAGTGGGAAATCGAAGGTCAGGCCCTCGCGCACCACCGCGCCTTGCTGCTTGATCAGATCCTGGAGCAGCAACCGGATCTGCTCGGCTTCCATGTCGTCATGCTCGGTGATGTTGTCGGTGGCATCGGCCGCCAACCTTTGCAGCGTGGCCAGCCGCTCGTTGGCGTCGGCGATGCCCTTCTCCAGATCCGGCCGGACTTGCATCACCCGCTCGAAACCAAGCTTGACGTAAGCCACGCCATTGGTGACGGCGCGCCGCACCGTCATCTTCAGCATGCTCTTGAACGGGTGCGGCTGGTTGTCGACCTCGTAGGCGTACAAAAGCTCAAGCGTCTGGGCGAGCTTGTCCATCATCAGGTTTTCGTTTTTGACGCGGGCGGCGTCCATCATGATGTCCATGCCGCTGCCGACCGCCTGGGCGATCATCGGCGAGCCGGGCGGCGCCATGGCGTTGGCGGCGGCGCCGGCCGCGGCCTGGCCGAACTGGTCGCCCAGCCCCTGCGGCTGTTGCATCGAGCCGGGGGTCCGGTCGGCGGTCGCGGCGCCCATCTGGCCGGATATGCTGTTCAGCGACGGCGACGGCATGGTCGCCGGGTTCGGCGGCATGCCGCCGGCCATCAGCATGCCGACGTCGGGCGGCTGGCCGGTGGCCATCGGCATCATGCCCTGAATAGCACCGCCGGCGGCGCCGGCGACCTGGCCCAGCATGCCGGGTGGTATGCCGGCCATGCCACCGGGCGCCATCGGGCCGGCACCCATCGCGCCGGCCGCCTGCGCTTGCTGCATCATCATCGCCGCCGAGGCCATCAGTTGGTTTAAGGTCGTCTGGCTCTCGTCCCAGGAGGTGGCGTTGAGCCGCTTGCGCTTCTTGGCGACGGCTTTGGGATTTTTCGCGTAGAGAAACGCGGTTTTTTGCGCCACCAACCTAAGCGTCAGATTGGCGACGTAGCGTTTGTCTTGCGGCAGCTTCGACCACTGCTTGCCGAAGCAGAACGCCTGGTCCTCGCGCATCCGGTCGAACGCCGGCTTCCAGTGCCGCTTGGCCTTCTTCACCTTGCGGGTCCAGTCGGACACCAGCTTGCGGCGCCGGTCGGGCGGCTCCGGCTTGGCGCGTGGGATCGAGTTGGGCTGCCCGGTGACCGGGTTGATGTCCGGCTCGCTTGAGGTCGCCTCGCCGCCACCGCCGGCGAACATGCTCATCAGGTCATCTACCGCCATCCCTGCAAGCTCCTCGCCCTGCGATCGCGACCCTCGCGACGACGGGTATTCTCAAACAACTCCCGAAACGTGCCGACCACAACTTCCGGCTCGACCGGCTTGTGCCGAGTGCGACCGTGCATCTTCGATAGTCCTAGCCCAATCAGGCTCAGAGTGTCGACCAGATCGTCGCCGGAGCCGTGCGGAAATTTCAGGATCTGGTCCTGGCCGTCCGACCACCAGCGGGCGAAGCTGGGGAAATGCACCATCTTCATCGACGTCCTGGCTTGGATCGCCTGGGCGCGTTGCTGCTTGTCGGCGACCGGGCTGATCGGGTCGATCGCGCAGAACACCTGCTTCTCGCGCATGCGCCGACGCAGGAATGGCCCAATGCTCTTGGTGATGGCGCCGCCTTCGCCCCACCAAAACTGCGGTTTGTATTTTTTCATCAGCGCCAGCATGTTCTCGACCGCGTCGTGCGAATCCATTCGCTTCCAGACGATGTCGGGCATGACCCAGATGTTGTCCTTCTCGTCGACGGCGACGATCATCAGACAGGTCTTGTCGGCCGAGCGGGCGATCGACACGGCGTGATCCGACGCGCCATAGAACCGCAGCGTGTGGAACGCCGGCATATCGTCCATCTTGTTGTAGGTGACGATGTCCTCGGATTTGAAGAACGCGCCGTCCTTGGGGCCAGGCCGACCCTGATACAGCGCAGCAAATCCACGCGGATCGGTGGCACGGATCTCCTCCAGATATTCCCTGGTGAAACGCTCCGGCCATAACGCCTCGCCAGGCTTGCGGCCGAGAATGTCGTTATCCTCGGCTAGCGCCGGCAGATCAATCTTGCGCCAGGTTTTGGCTTCCTCGACGTTGTAGTACGGATTAAGCGGGTCGATAAGCCGGCCAACGAGATCGTCTTCGGTCCACCGGGTCTGGACGATGACGATCGTGCCTGTCGAATCCATGAGGCGAGTTCTGAGGACTTGATTGTACCATTGCCAAAGCTTCTCGCGAACGATGACGGAGTCTGCTTCAGTTCGGTCCTTAATAGGGTCATCGAGGAGGATGCAATGACCACCACGTCCGGTGATGCTGGAGCCGCGTCCCACACTGAAGACCACTCCATCACGGGTGGTTTGCACTCGGTTAACCGCATTGGCGCCTACTTTGATTTCGACGTCCGGGAACACCTGTTTGTATTCAGGGGTCTCCATAATATCCCGGACCCGCCGTCCGAGATCCCACGAATAGTGTTCGTTGTAGGTTGCGACGATAATTGAGCGTTCAGGATGTCGACCAATATACCAAGCAGGGAACATGGCACTGGCGAGAGTGGTTTTGCCGAATCTGGGTCCGACATTGATCATCAGCCTGCGGTCTTCGCCGCGCTCGATCTTCTCCAGCGAGGTGGCGATCATGCGGTGGAACGGCTGCGGCTTGTAGCGCGACTGCTCGACGTCGTCGTCGAAGTTCGGATCCGGCATCATCAGTTGGGTGAACGCCATCAGATCGTCGCGAGCGGCGAGGATCGCGCGTTGACGCTTCAGCAGCTTGAGCCGAATGTCTCGATCAGAATCCGTCATCAGTGTGCTTGTACTTCGCCATCGGCGCGTCCGGCAGCTTCTTGATGGTCACCTTCGGCTTGGAGCTGATGGTGTTCGGCTCGACCGGCGTCGGCTGCGGACCCTTCACCGGCGAGGTGTGGTGGGTGAACTCGTCCTTGGTCTTGGACGGCGGCGGCGCCTTGGGCGCCGGCGGCGGCTTGATCGCGAC